TGGCCTTGAAGAAGGCTGAACTGGACCTCGACAAGCAACGGGCCGCGGTCCAGAAGCTGAACGATTCAGGGGCCGCGACCGCAGCACTGCAAGCGAACTTGGCCATTCACAGGCAGACGACCAAGGAGCTGCGAGAGCAGGCCCAATGGGCTACACTCACTGAGAAGCAACAGGCGGCCACGACGCTGCGCGCAGCGCGAGCTTTGTACGCTGCCCCAACAGTGGCTGACGGTTTACGCAACCAGTCACTGCTTCCAGGCCTGGCCGGCAGTGGCCCAGCGCTCGCGGCTGCACAGGCCGTCGGAGGCATCAAAGAAGCCGAGCGCGCATTCAGTTCACTCGGCCCGGCCGTGGGCAAGTCTGCCGCCGACCTGAAGCACTGGTCCAAGGTGTCCAACGACGCCCATGCTGCGGCCCGCGGCCTCGCTGGTGCCGTCGGAGGCCTGTGGCTCACCTATGGCAACCTCGCCCCGCTGCTGGCCGGTGCCGCGCTCGCTGGCGGCTTCAAGGCTGCTGCCAAGGCCGGTGCCGAGTTTGCCTACGAGTTGACGTTCGTCAAGGCCCTGGGCGGCGAGTCGGCCGAGGCGATTGACAAGATCAGTGCCTCAACCTTGGCGATGAGCAAGAACAGCCTGTTTGGCCCGGTGGAGATGGCACAAGGTCTGCGCGTGCTGGCACAGGCAGGCCTCGACGCCAACGACGCGATCCTGGCCCTGCCCACCACTCTCGACCTGGCCACGGTCGGTGAGATGGGCATGGCAGAGGCGGCGATCACGCTGACCGGCGTGATGAACGCCTTCAGCCTGCAGGTCACCGATATGAGGCACATTGGTGACGTATTCGCCAAAGCCGCGGCGGTGTCACAAACAAGTGTCGCAGCAATGACGCAGTCCATGCGTATGGCTTCTGTCGTCGGCGAGCAGTATGGTGCGACGATGGAAGACACAGCGACCGCACTGACCTTGTTGGCCAAGGTGAACATCACTGGCACGGCGGCGGGCACGTCGCTACGCAACATGCTGAAGGAACTCTACACGCCTGGGGATGGCGCGGCGCGGGTACTGAAGCAGTTGGGTGTCAGCGCGTCTGACGCGAGCGGAAACCTGAAACCGTTCCACGAGATTGTTTTTTCACTGAAGGACGAACTGGTCAGGTTTGACAAGGCATCACAGGCCAACATCCTGCAGAAGATTTTCGGTGAACGTGGAGCCAAACAGGCCATCGCGCTGCTCTCACAAACGAGGGAAGAGTGGGACAAGCTGAAGGACAGCATCGAGAACTCGGACGGCTTCATCACCCAAGTGGCGGCCGAGCTCGAGCAGACCACGCAGGGGCGCTTCAAGCAGGCACTGAACACCATGAAAACCAACATGGTGAAGGCGTTCAATGAGTCAGAGGGAGGTGTTAGAGATCTCGCCGATTCGCTGAAGGACCTGGCTGACTCCAAAGAGTTCCAGGTCGCTATCAATGGGATCGTAGGGTCTGTAGCAGCAATGGCCAAGGTGCTGGTGGTCGCGACACCGTACCTGATCGACTTCGGGGCAGCCTTCCTTGCCTACAAGTTGATTGGCGTGTTTGGAGCATCGCTGACTGCAGCAGGCGCGGCTATTGGAGGCCTAAGTGAGGCCCTGAAAATTGTACGGACCACCATGGTCTCAACAATAGGCGTGACGGCAGGCCTGCGCGCAGGCCTGCTTGCGACCAGTAGTGCCGCTGGGGTGGCGGCCGGTGCCACGGGGCTTGGTGGACTAGCTACTGCTGCTGCTGCACTGTTCAGCCCTGTGGGCTGGATAGTCATGGGAGCGGCCGCCTTTGGGGCGCTTGCCTATGCGCTAAGCCGCATGACTGATGGCAGCAACGAGGCTACGCGCTCAGCACATAAACTGGCTGATGCGATGACGCGCCAGACAGACAAGATGCGGGATGAGCTGACCTTGTTGCGCGAGCGCAACAGGCTGCGCAGAGAGGGCAAGGATCCGGATGGTGCGGCTGAGAGCCTTGTTAACCGGGAGCGTGCAGCACTAGAGTCCAAACTCAAGTTCGCCAAGGACGACCTTGCTGAAGCCCAGAACAAGAGCGGCGGAACTATCTTCGACACTGTTGCCATACTGGCGGCTAGGGATACGGTTACACAGCTGCAGGGCGCCCTGAAGATTGTCAACGAGAGGATCGTGGCAGGGGCCGAACTACAGACAGGCCAGGTCCAGGAAGAACTCTCCAGCACGATTGAGAGGATGAGGGATGAGGCAGACAGGCTCGACAGGTTAGCGCTCAGAGATAAAAGGCCCGCGGACAGCACGTTCAGAGACCAGATTGAACATCTGGCCAAGAACGCCCCGTCTATTACTGAACCTCAGCATGCCAAAGCACTAAGGGGGACACTGGAGGCACTCAGGGATGAGGCACAGAGTGCGGCGCTTGGAGCTGGCAACGAGAAGTTCGTGGCGTCCCCCCTAGACTCAGCGAGTAGGATCTTCAAGAAGCAAACAGATGAGATACAGAAGGGATACGCTCAGCGCGTAAAGGCGGCCGAGACAGAGTTCAAGAATTACAAAGACATACTTGACCAACGTGTCAAGTACGGCGCTATCGCTCAGGGCGTTGAGAACACGCTGCTTGAGCAGGCGCAGCGGAGCACGGACGCGAAGACCAGTGCGCTGCGGCAAGCCGAGAAGCAGGCCCTGCAGAACCTCCTGGTGTCGAAGGAAGTATCTGAATCTGACAAGCTGTCGGTTACGACCCGTATAGAGGAAATCGACGCTATCCAGAAGAGTAGTGAGGCTGCGCGAGCACACACACTCGTACTTAACCAGGAAAAGGACGCGTTGAAACAGCTTGCGCAGGCACGTAAGCTAGACACAGATATTGCCTCCTTCGCTGCTGGTGAGCAGTTGTCTCGCGATAGAGCTGTCGCCCAGGACTACCTGAAGAGGAACAGCAGCGGTGAGAGGATAGCTGGCGTCGAGGCCTATTACGCCACCATTGAACGTGGGCAGGCAAAGCTCAAAGAGTACGAGGCGGCCGTGCGCGCTGCAGAGGACGCGCAAGCCGCCCTGTCCACGCAGATCAAGAGCGGCTCAGCAGCAAATGATGCTCAGTACGGGGCGCTACAGAAGCTTGGCTACGCCCAGGGCTCCAGCCTCGCGAAGTACGACACCTTGTTCACACAGGCAGCTGTACAGTACAGCGTTGATGCAGCCCTGCTGAGGGCAGTGACGTACGTGGAGAGCCGGGGTAACCCCAAGGCTGTGAGCTCGCAAGGTGCCAAGGGGCTGATGCAGTTGATGCCTGCGACCGCCCGCAGTTTAGGTGTGCAGGACTCATTCGACCCACAGCAGAACATATCGGGTGGGGCCAAGCTCCTGAAGGAAAACCTGGCTGCGACGGGTGGTGATGTAGACAACGCACTGAGGATGTACCACGGCGGGACTAACCGCAGCCAGTGGGGCGCCAAAACTCAGGAGTACGTGACCCTTGTCAAGAAGGCCTACGCTGAGCTTGCTGAAGCTACCCGGGGTCAAGTCAAGGTAAACGACGGGCTGGTCAAGTCGATAGACCAGGTTGATGCTTCACATCTGGCCAGTTCAGAGTCTGTGAAGAATGCTGGCAGGGTTGTTGGTGAGTACGCGGACACGCTGAATAGTCAAAGTGGCGCAGTGGCCGAGAGCATCACTGGTCAGGAGGACCAGGCAGCCGCTTTCGCAGAAGCAGCCAACGCTGTGGATGTTGCGAGAGACGCGCACGACAAGTACGCAGCCTCTGTAGAGGCGCAGGCCCAGGCCAACGCCCAACTGGCTGAGAGCCTGAAGGAGCCCGAGGAGGCAATCAGGAGAATGGCTGAGGCGCTGAGCGCTGCGTCCGCTGTTATGGATGCCACGCTCAACGCTAGGAAGGACTCAGGGTTCTACACGGACCTCGAAGGGCTCCGCGCTGAAGGTAACATCAACAAAGAGAAGATTGCCCAACTTGCTGAGTTGAAGGCTGCCTATGAGGCCATGGGTAATGCGGGGGCAGCGGCGGCTAAACAGGTTGAAGCACAGATGATTGAATTGTCTGCACACCTGGACCCTGTTGCGGACAAGATCCGGGGTATCTTCGAGTCTGCTTTCGAGCAGTTCTTCAACGACGTTACCGATGGAGTAAAGTCAGTCAAGGAGGCCTTCAGGGACCTGGGTAAGAGTATTCTGAAGAGTTTTGCCGAGATTATTGCCAAGAACGCCTCTCAGGAGTTGATGAAGATCCTTGGTGGAGGCCTGAAGCCAGGTGAGAGCCAGGGTTTGTTCTCTATACTGGGCAATTTGCTGTCTCCAAACGGGGCTGGGAGCGCTGGCAGTGACATCGCTGCGACAGGTCACTCAATATTCGGATCGCTGAAGAGCCTCGGCTCAGGGGGTGGACTGGGGAGTACTCTGCAGAGCCTCCCAAACAGCGCCTCTGTCGGGGGGTCATCGGCGCTTCTCAGGAGTACGGAGGGGCTCAGTGAGACCTTCTCCTCACTTGGGGCAGCGGCCAATGACAGCATTGCCAGTTTCTCGAACCTGGGCGACGTCGTGGGAATATCCGCTGGCAGCTTCACCACGCTTGGGAGTGGACTACAAACATTCCAGACGGCGGCGGCGACTACTTCCGCTGGGCTGACCACACTGGGGGTGACGACAGCTACAACGGAAGGGGCCGTGGCGGCATCAGCGGTATCGTCGACACTCGCAGATGTGTCCCTGGCATCAACAGCCGTCTCTGCTCAGGCAGCCGCTGCCGGGTTGAGCAGCGTGGCCACAACATCGAGCACCGGGGCAGCAAGTTCTGGGATCGGGGCGCTTACCGGGTTGTTTGCTGCCAATGGGGCGGCGTTCGACGCGACAGGGATCGCGCCGTTTGCCTCTGGCGGCACCTTCACAAACCAGATCGTGAGCACCCCGACCCCGTTCCGATTCGCCTCTGGTGGGTCGTTCAAAAACGGGGTGATGGGTGAGGCCGGTCCCGAGGCTGTGATGCCGATCATGCAGTCGGAACTCGGCCGGGACAGCAAGGGGCGCCTGGGCATCAAGCGTCAGACAGGAGACACCTACAACCTGAAGGTGGTCGTGATGGGCAATCAGAGCGCGCCAGATGTTCGCCGCTCAGCTGGTCAGGGTGCTCGAGAAGCCTTGGCAGCGTTCAAGGGAGTGCAGAGGTTTGGATAAGGGGCTGACAAATGGCTGAGTTTCTGGACGAGGTCCTACCCGTTGATGTCCGCATGGGTGCATCCTACACCGACAGTTACAACGTGGAGATTACCACCACTGTTGGGGGTGCCGAGTACCGAAGGTTGACACAACCGTTCCCTGTACGTAGTTTCCACATCAACTTCACGTTGATGCGAGACGACATGATGGCCAGGGTTTTGGCGGTTTATCACCGGGCGTACGGGATGTACGCTGGATTCAGGGTAAAATGCGTCGATGACTTCAGCACGAACAACCACCGCGACGTACCAACGTCCACTGACTGGGTTTTGCCCAAGATCTCGAACGGTGTCTACCAACTCATCAAGGGCTACGGCAGCGGTGGTACACCGTTGGCGATAGGGTTGCCATACCGCAACATCTATAAACCGCAGACCGGTACTGTACTGGTGTCAAAGGATAACGTAACACTCTCTTCTGGTGTAACTGTTGACTACTCAACAGGGAGAGTAACCATCTCTCCAGCACCAACGACTGAGGTTATCAAAGGCGGGTGCTACTTTCACATACCCTGCAGATTCAACAGCAAGATTGAGGTATCGACTTTGTCCAGTGACCTGAGGGACCTTGGGGGCGTTGACATTATTGAACTGCTCTCGCCATGAAAAGTATTGTTGCTGACTATAGGTATAGGGTGCTGTGCGTTCGCATAGTCCCAGTGACCGGCTCTGCCATCTACATCACAGACCACCCTGTGAACCTTGTGATGAGTGGTAACACGTATATCAGCACCTCTGGGTACCAGTTTACTGGTTACAGTGCGGAGTCTGATTTCTCTCCAGCCAGCATAGACCTGGAGGGTATCGCAGGTGTGTCCGGTATAAGTAGAGCAGCACTGGCTAGTGGGTTACTTGACGGGGCTCGCGTGTATGGCTTTGCCACCTCCTGGGCAGCACCTGTGGAAGACCAGGAGCCTATAACTTCTGGGTATTTCGGGGCCACTACGCTCAGTGATGACAAGTACAAGGTCGATGGGCTGTCTCTGGTCGACGTTCTCGGCCAGACAGTAGGTCTAACTTATACAGCGCAGTGCCAGAAGCAGTTCTTGTCCCAGACATACGCCGGCTGCATGGTGCCCGTCGCTGCAAATACAGTGACTGGAACCCTCACGAACGTGAGTAACAGTTACATTTTCCGGGACTCGTCACGCACGGAGCCGTGGGACACGTTTGCCATGGGCACCATTCGGTTTACGTCAGGCAACAATCTTGGACTGAAGGCCATAGAAGTAAAGAGCTATCAACTCGACGGGACAATAGAAACCTATGAGCCGTTCTACTACACACCGGCCATTGGCGACACCTATACGATGACCAGGGGCTGCCGCAAGCGCATGTCGGATTGCCAGAACAGGTGGAACGGTGCAGTATTCAACAATATTGCCAACTTCGGCGGATTCCCGTACATCCCAGCAGGCAGCGTTTACGCGCAGGCAGGCCAGAGTTGACACCGGACAGCGTCGTTACCGCTGCCTATACCTGCATTGGGGCTCCATTTAGGCACCAAGGCAGGGACCCAGCCACAGGCCTTGATTGCGCTGGGCTCGTTGTGCGAGTGGCCCTTGACCTTGGCTGTGATGTCATCGACGAGCAGGGCTACGGTCGGGAGCCATCCGGCGGCAGGCTCGAGCAAATGCTGGATACCCAGACGTGCCTTCAGAGGCTCGACGACGTCGGTACCATGCAGCGAGGGGATGTGCTCTTGATGAGGTTTGAAGGCGAACCGCAGCACCTAGCGATACTCGGTGAGGGGGTAATGATCCACGCCTGGGAGAAGGTTGGGCTGTGTTGCGAGCACGAGTTGAACACCAAGTGGGTGCGTCGGATTGTGCGTGTCTATCGATTTACCGAGGTGATGTGACATGAGCAGCACTGGTCAGATTGTAGGCGGCATAGCCGGGGGAATAATAGGGTCGTTCGCTGGTAAACCGTGGCTTGGTGCCCAGATAGGCATGATGTTGGGAGGGTACCTTGACCCGGGCAAGGGCCCTACCGTCAACGGACCTACGCTTGACGACCTGACCGTTCAGACCAGCACTTATGGGGCAATGATCCCTAGGTTGTATGGCACGATATCGGTAACCGGTAACGTCATCTGGCTAGAGAACAACCTGCTGACAGCCACCGTAACCAAGACCAAGAGCGGAGGCAAGGGTGGTCAAAAGACGGTAACCCGCACCACCACCTACAGCGCCACATTTGCGGTTGCTCTGTGCCAGGGGCCGATCGTTGGTATTCGCAGAATGTGGTTGAGGTCCGATCTCGTTTATGATGCAGGCTCCAGCGACCCGAGCACAATCATCGCCAGTAACCAGTCAGCGGAGGGGTGGACGCTTTACACGGGCACAGACACCCAAGGTGCTGATCCGCGCATGCAGGCCACACTCGGCGTTGGGAACACCCCCGCATGGAGAGGCTTGGCTTACATCGTATTCGAAGACCTGCAGTTGGCCAGGTACTCGAATAGCTTGCCGGGTGTTCAGGTGAAGGTCGAGGTGATGATGGCATCAAGCCCATACACCTGGTCATCTACAACTGACGCATTGCCGGCCTATGACACATGGGCTGAGATGGCGGCGTCCCCGACTACTGCAGTATGCGTACCTCGCGTTGGGTCAAGTCGTATTGCAGTAACGCACGATGGAAGAGTTTGGGAGGCTAAGTCAACTAGCACTTCTGCCCATCGCGGTTGCGTGGCTTTTGGCAACGGCATATTCATTGCCATGCGAGAAGGGCTAGGGTGCGACAAGTCCACTGACGACGGTGAGACATG